CCCTGTTGACTTGGCTGCTGGATGCTCCTAGGTTGTTGTAGTACGGGTGGTCTGGATTCTCGACGTATTTGTCTGGGTTGAACTGGGTTAGAGAGTCTAGGGACAACTGGTTTAGGAGATAGGTTTTTCCTGCTCCAGCTCCTCCCGCCATTATTACGGCCTTCGGTTTGGTTGCCGCTTCTAGGATTAATTTTGATAGTTTCATTATTATTTCTTCCTCTATTAAGATTTAAATTTTCACTTCCTCTTCTTCCTTTGATGTATGCCTTAGGTTGAATCTTAGGAGCACTATAATTATAAATAGGGGGATTAACGTACCAGTTCCTATAGTTCCAATTGAATCCTCTATTAGACCATCCATAGTAAGGGTAGGACCAGATGTTCCAATAGTTACTATATAGTCCGTAGTTAAATCTAGTAAAATTAAAATCAAAGCTATCATAATTATATCTTTGAAAATCTCTTAACGGAACTGCTAAAGTATCACCAGTAGAAGTTATGGTCAAAATCTTTTCTATTTTTACTTTATTCTTGGTACTTATTTGATAAGTGCCACAGCTATATAAAGATAAGAAAAAAACTGCAGAGAGACAAATTTTTACTAGTTTATTCATAGTTTTAATGTAGTTGGGTAACTATTATAAATAGGTTCAGTTACCGGATTTTCTAGCTTATATAGTTCATATATCATTTTAAATAGGTCAAAATTTTTATCTATATCGTCTACTTGTAAAAGCTTCCAACCTTTACCTTGAATGACATTTTTCTGCTTAGACGGTCCTCTTGAATGAGCTTTTAGCCAAACAATACCTGTTCTATCTATTTTTACGCCTTTAGATTCTTCTAAAGCTTTTGCATAAGAAGCTAGCTGGAGATCATATGATTTATGGATAGAGTTAGAAGTCTTAATATCTAACAACCAAACTTGATCATTCATTTTAACAACTAAGTCGGCAGTTCCTGCATACTCATGTTCATCTGACCATACAAAATCTTCAGCTGATATTAATTCTGGTTTATATGTAGTCCAAAAATCATAGAATTTAAGAATCATCTCCCATACAATCTGAGAGTATCTTGCATTACCATAATCATCCATCCAAGAAACTTCCTGTCCTAAGACTAAAGCTTCTGCTGCTTCATGAACTTGAGTACCTTCTTTGCCTGCTCGTCTCATTATAAGATCAGCGTTATGCCCAACGTCTTTGAGCCATGACTCGAAAAACTTATTTTTGGGCATATACTGGAGTATAGTGGTTACGGACGGGTAGTATACTCCTTCGCCTCTCTTATAGACTCTCCGGTCTAAAAAATTAATCTGTTGAAGATCAGGATTAAAGTCTAATCTTCTTTTTTCATTCTGTTCTAGAATGTTCATACCTTGTTTTATCATAGGTTAAGTTTGTGCACCATAAGACTTGATAGGTCTAACTCTTGTGCTGATTGAATGTGTTCGGTAAAAGCTTTGAATCCCATTTCAGATGGGTCTTTGTTAGGAAGGTCTATTAAAAATACTCTTTTACCTTGGTTTAAAAACTGTTCCGCAATTTGTAAAGCTTTATTGCGAGCATCTGTGTCTAATGCTATATAAATATCGTTTAATGTACTTGTTAATATTTTCTTATAAAGGGAATTAGAGATGCTCTTTCCAAGTATAGGAATAGCGTTTCTCCGTATAGCCATAGCGTCAAATACTCCCTCACATAAAATAATAGGAGCATTCCAATTAATTAAATTCTCAAAGAAAATTATGTCTTTGGAGGCTTCGGGGTTTTTGTACTTAAAATAGTTGCCATCGTAAGTTCGTGCAACAAAGAAATTGAGTGAACCGGATTCAGAATAACTTGGTATAATAACTCGTCCTCCATACTCTCCAGATGTGGTGTATCCAATCCTATATTTAATAAAATCATTATCGGTAAGTCCTCGTTCATATAGGTATTTTTTTACTAAGTTAGCTACTACAGAAGTACCTGAAGCGGAGTAAAGAGGTTGATATTCTTTTGGTAGCTCTATAATAGATAGACCTTTATATTCTATTTGACTACCTTTAGGTAAGTATTTAAGTATCTCAGCAGCTTGTTCTCTAGGTGTTTTTAATTGATGTAGAAGTGAGCGTACTGTTCTACCTCTTGTTTGACATACCCAACACTCCCAAGGGTTCTTTCCCTCTTCATTGGTTGCCATATTTATCTCTAACTTAGGTTTGCGATGATTGCAAAAAGGACAATGGAAAGCATAATTATCTCTAGCTCTCTTATGACTTTTACCAAGTATGTTTTCTATTGATCCTAAAAGGAAAGTATAATCCATAAACCAGTCCGTATCTTTTACAAGATAGTAATAACTTTACAGACTACCAACTACTATACTAAAAGTTCTGATATAGCACCTTTTACAGCATTTAATAGTAAGTCTGATTCTTCAATATCTAGATAATCTTTCAGCTTTTCTGTAATAGCCTCTGTAAGTCTATTGATATCTTCTTCAGATAAGTTGAGTTCTGCTTTATGAACTATTTTTTTGTTCTCTAGTATGATTTTTGATAACTTCATATCAATCTAATCTGTTGAACGGCCAGCAGCTCTTTCTTTATCCAACCAGGCTGCTTTTCCGGCTGTATATGCTTTTTTGTCAGCTCTAAACTTATCGTCTAAAATTTGAATTTTATCCCAAGGGGAGTAAGCTTCGGTATCAATCTTAATATTAACGTTTCCGTACCTGTCTTCAATACCGGCTTTCCAATTTTCTAAACTATCATTATTCTGAATGCTTCTATAAGAATCGTCTGGGTTAGGCAGGTTAAAACCAAATGCTGGTTTTTCACTGAATATAGACATAAGCAGATCAAAAGTTAAATCTGTTAAACTAACTACTTTAGTACTTTCTGCTAGTATAATGTCTGATAGTTTCATTTACCTTGTCCTCTGTATGATTTTACATAATTTTTAGAGAGCTTACTCTTAGAGTTTTTTGTCTTAGAATGAACCCCGGGTCTCTTTTTTTTAGGCTTTTTAAAATAATTACCTAAAGTTAATCCTTTTGCCATTTAATTAACAGTTACAACAACTACAGTCGCAAGATGTTTCACAGTTACAAACTTTACAATTGCATTTCATAATTTATAAATTTTAACTTTTAAATCACCTGTTCCTTTTATTAAACGGTGATATGTCTCTTTTGGTATAAATAGTTTACTTTCTGTTAATCTACGCGGAATATCGTTATCCATTTGGAATAACCAGTCTGTATCGTGCATAGCTTGAACTACACGGTCTTCTTTATCTCTATGCCAAACAAATTCGAATGATGGAGTATTATGTAAAAACTCTCTAATTATAAAACCATCTAATTGCTCCTCGTTATAAGGTCTCACTACATATCTATTGTTAAGTTAATAGTAAGTTCACTATCTGCTGGTTTTGGAACAGGGTTTGGAAATTTACCAACTGCTACAAGTTCATTAGAGTCATTATATAATCCAACTGAGGTAATATAGGGTTGAAAATCTGATCCTGTTATATTGTCAGCGTATAGACCTGAAGGTCTTGAATATTTACTTCCTGAAGAAGAACTATGACTGCCTGAGTAATAGAAGATTTGGTTATTTTTCTGAGCAGAAGGATTTAACGTGTGATTAAATTCGTAATCTGGTATCTTTAAAGAGAAGTTATAGGTATGTATTGGTACGTTAGATTTGAATGAAACATCTGGGAAGTTGTTTAATTCTGCGCTACTACTGTAATGCAGGTATAGAGTGCGATCAGTTATAACTAATTGTCCGTGAGTATAAACTACATTTCCTATTTTAGTACTTCCGTTTAAAAGGTTTCCTTCCCCATCATCAGTTATTGAATAGCTAGTATCGGTAATTTTTACTGTTCCTGGCTCTAGATTAGTACCGTAAAGTTTTTGTGGAATAGAAAAACATAACCCTTCGCCATTAATAGGTAAAGTTCTTGAACCAGTAGCATTAGAACTTTCTATGTAATTCTCATAACTACCAGATTCTTCTACATAGCCAGAACTGGTGTTAAAGCTTGAGTAGTATAGATGCTTTACACTATAGAAGTTTAATAGTTTATGTGACCCTCCTGGTGGTGAGTATGATGCTGTATAAAAGTATCTTGAACCAGTTTTAGGGTTTATGTATGTAGCCATATTTTACCAGTAGCCAGAGAAGTTAGAACCTCCTCCTAAAGACTTCCAGTAGCGGCCTATATTACATGACCAATAACCTGCTTTAGTTTTGTCTTTCTTTTGAGAACATTTATGTCTTGCAGCGAAAGATGCTCTAGCTCCTCTTTGTTTAAATTTTACAGATAATCCAGTATCCCCAAAAGATACTTTTTTTACATTTCCTGTTTTTGGGTTTTTAACATAAACGTAAAACTTTTTAGAGCCTCCACGTTTAGGTTTATTAAGCTGTACTTTTTTTCCTCTATATTCAGCTTCAGGAATATAATCAACCGATGCTTTTAACATTTCAAAGCCGTTATAATCAAAACTTTCGTTTTGAATTTCAATTGCTTTTCTAAATTTATCCATATTGATATTCCCTCCAATAGATTCAACTAACTCTTTTATTAGATCGTAATCTATCATTTCATCAATTGACATTGCTTCATCTATAAGCTCATCATTTTCAATCATCTCATCTATCATACATCCGATTTCAAACATAGGATTATAGTTTGGGGAAACCATTGGAAGATCTAAAGGAACTTTCATTCCATTGTAATCTCCATATTCTCCAATATCAGTAGTCTCTAAAAGCTCTTTATCTTCTTCGCTTAATTCGATTTCCTCGTTGCTAAGAGCTTCTCTCGCTTCTTTGAACAACTGTACAAAGGCATCGCTAGAATAGCGGTAGACATGCTCATGTAAAGAGAGTCCGTTGTCTAAGTGATACTTTAATGATGGGTAGCCTATTACGTCTTTTAGTTTAATCATAATTAAAATCTTTTCTATAGAACTTAGCTAGAATATTGTCATTAATATATTCTTGGTGTTCTAATACTTCTTTTATAAATAGGTATTTACACTCAAAATAAGTAAGTAGCTTTTTAGTTGGTACGAATTGAAGTATATTTCTTTCAAATTCATCTTGCTTTTGTTCCTTTATGAGTCCTTTTATTTCAGCATGAGAACCGTAGTAAGTTTTCCAATCAGATTCTTTTACTACTTTTCGTTTACGTTTCTGACCTTTTAATGGTGGGAGTGTTCTGTTGAATTGTAATACCTTTTTACCTAAATATTTACGCCCAGATGGTTTATGTAAAACTTCGTAAATAAAACCAAAAGTCCCTTCTGGCATGTCTTCTATTTTGTCTATAACTTTATCTCTGTATAACCACATTATTATAATATACGAAATTTATTTAGAAGGTACAAAGTCCTGTACCTGTATATACTCCACTACCGTTTGTTGTACCGTATTCAAATCCGTTAGATATTACATTTGCATTTGCAATAACAGCTGTTCCAAAAGAATTATAAATTGTAGCTCCATTTGCTAGTCCTCCAGTATATGTAGATTTATACGTTGTTGGAGAGTTAATAGCATCATCACAAGCTGTAGCATCATTAGAGTCAATAGCACCGTCAAAGTTGTAGAGAGTTACTCCTGCAGGTGAAGGTGTAGGAGTACTTGTTGGTGTTGGTGTTGGACTAACAGGTGTTGAACCGTATTGACCGCAATCTTGATCTAGAGTAAATTCTGTACCATTCCAGTATCTAGAGTGTTCACCATCTGAATACCAGTTGGCATCAGCCAAAGTACTACAGCTACTATCAGTGTATAAGTTTGCAACTTCAAATGCAATATTATCAAATCCTAATGTAGGATTAACATCTATGTAGAATGTTGTTGGACTAGTTGTAAAGTCGTCACAAGCATCATTATATGTAGCTCCGTCACCTAAACTAATACTGTAACAAGGATCTGGTGTATTACTCGGAGTTACTGTTGGTGTAACGGTTCTTGTAGG